AGGCCAAGTCCCTCGGTTAGAACAGTTTCGATATGCTCGATGAGGCTCTGCAAGCATTGTTTGTAATATTGCAAATCGAGAAGCTCGGCATTGGCATAATTCGGCGGATCTTTCACGCCGACCATGAATGCCGGAATGCCATAAGCCGCGCAGATTGTTTCGTCCGTATGTTGCAATTGCTCGATGAGCTGCGAGTCAACCGCGTTCTGCTGCATCGGTTCGAACTTCAAGCCGGATCCCAGAACCGCAACACTGCCGGAATTAGCTTGCGAATATTGCTGATCCCAATGCGCCTTGAGGCGATCCGCGGTCGGTTGCGGTATTTCCGCAGGTGCCGTCAAGACGCCGGAAGGCCGCGCGGCATTGACGAAAAAACGCGACGAGAATTCCTGCATGGACAGTCCGGCCAGAGCTGCTTGGTTGCTCGAATAAAGCGGCGACATGCCATAGAGCGGATGAAATAAGCAATTCATACGATCGTGCAAAACAACGTCATCCGGCACAGCAACATTGTCGTCGGGAATGCCGGCGAGCTTGTCAGTATTCAATTGATAGAACACCGAACCATCATCGGCGATCAGCACTTTGACCTTATAGGGATCGAGCACATACATTGCGGTGACGACATTGCGGTTATCCGTCTCCAGTAGTGTATAAGCGTTGCCCGTTCGCAACTTGCTCATAATCCAACTCTCAAAGAATTGATTACGTGTTTGGTAGCGATTTGGTTTCGCGAGCACGGGCGAGAATGCCGGCGATGTCGTTTCCTTCCAAACATCGCCATTTTGGGTCATGAGCCTTAGCCGCATTTTGGCGATATCGGCCGCCGGCATTGTGACGCAACGATAAAGCGTGGCGTTTTGCAACGGATTGCCCGCGACCAGCGGCCTATTCTGTTGCCAAGCCCCAGCGAACGGTTCACGCACCACCGGAAACCAGCCACGATCGTAAAGATAATTGGACGGAATGGATGGCGACGGCGCGGTCAAAGTCTTGCGGATAGAAAACTCCAAACCGAAAACTCTCACCGCATCGCTCGCAAATCGCGGCGGTTATATCGGCCGCCTTTATAGCTCTTAGGCTTGGGCTGCGGCTTGGCCTCGCCGTCATATGATTCGGCCAAGCCGGCAGCTGTCAGAACGCGGCGCACGGCAATATTTTCAGTCATTGTATGCTCAACGAGCTCAAAAATCTCGCCTGCATCCAAATTGCCGCCGTTGTAAACGAAGGAACGCCGCGCTCTCATCATCATGATCAGCCCGTGACTGCGCCGCCGTAAGCAGCGCCGGTGAGATAGTAAGCGCCTTTGTCTCGACCACGAACCCAGGTGATATAACGCTCGGCACGAACGAAGACTAAGTTATTCTGGAATGCAGAGATGAGATGGAAATCGCTCGACGTTGGATTGTCCGCCATTTCCACTGATGCTTCTGTGGAGACATCAACCGTAATGCCGCCATCGTCAGCAACAAAAATGCTCGGCGGATGCAACGCCGTGATTTGACCAGCCGGTGAGTTATTGGACGTGATCACTTGTACGCCGAGAATTGAACCGCCCTGGCCGTTGATATCCGGGAATTGCCGAACGCCGAGCGTGGTCATCATCGTGCCGATGCTGGTGGCCAGAACCGGTTGCATGATCAGGACGAGATTGTCCGTCGGAATATTATATTCCTGGAAGTGGAAGAGAATTTCGCGGATATCGTGAATGACAGCCGTGATATCCGTTCCAGATGCGCTATCATTATCGGCGCCATTGGTGATCGATGCCGGATTTTGTCCAGCAACTGCTGTTACTGATGGCGTGATAAACTGAGTGTCCAGGAACTTGGCTATGCCTTTAGCCAGATTGTTGCGCACCAGCATCTCAACGGATGGATTGCTGAAGCGCGCGAGCTCTTGCGTCACGCCCATGATCGCCGCCATCTTTGCAAATGTCAGCGTTACGCTATCGAAACTTTCGGCTTGCGCTGGCTTGGCTCTTCCTTCGCCTACCCACGCCGCTGTGATCACCGAAGTCTCTCGAGGAATGCGAGAGTTGAATGGCACCATCGTTAGACCCGGAATTCTGCCGAAGAATGTCTGCGGTACTAGGAATTCTAGGAATTCCGATGCAAGGTTTTGAACATACACCAACGGGCCGGCCCAGGTCGGGCTGGTGGTGGTGCCGACGGCCACCGCCGCTTTCTGACGCAGGTAGTTTTCGACTTGTGGATGTTGCCCGCAGAATTGCCGCGCGACCGAATAGATATCGCGGTGGAACATATGGGCGTGCAGTTCACAACCGAGTGCTTTGACGAAGGCAATGCCGGGCGGCAGCGTTGGCGATCTGACGGAAACTGTCCTCGCGTCACCAACATCAACGCCATTGCCGTCAACGGCCGGAGCCACTGGCTTTGCGGTCGTGATGAGCTCTTTTTCCATCAGCCGGCAATCAGCCAACTCCCGGTCGATCGCCTTGATGGTTGCCGAATGCTCATCGAATGCACCCTGCTCGGCCTCATCCTTAGTCCGATCTTCGTCCGTTACCTTGCTGTGGATTTCCTCGCGCGCGGCGACTTCTGCAGCGCGCTTTGCCTCAAGCGCCTTGATGCGCTCGCCATTAGTTTGTTTGGCCATGATCGGCCCTCCTAATTTGGTTGAGCGTGATCCCGCTGCGGCGGAGGGTTTTGCCTTATGGCCACGATTGGCCGGATCAGATTTGGCTTTCTGATCTGAAGAAAGACTTGCCTGACCTGGCTGGTCAGACGACTCTATCGAATCCAACATTTTACCAGCAGCATCGAACACCGCTGTGTCATTTTGCTGTGCGGATCGGGAGCGGATCGCACGTAACGCTGATGTATAAATTTTTCCATTTTTGCCGAATGGATATTTATAGCGGTCCTTGGTATTAGCCGACGCCGAACTGTCCAATCCTAAAAACCATTTGGAATAATTGGCCCAATCATTGCCGGATGGACCGAGGAGCTTATTGCCGTCGTCGGCGGTAAACGACCAAGGATCGTTATCATTGACATCACCAGCAGCCACGCGTGCCCGCCCGTTAGCGGCGCCCGCGGAATTCAATGAAGCCGCACGAATGGTCAAATCAAACGATCGGATATTAGTGATCGAAGCCTCGATATTCGCCGGGATCGTGACCGCACTGAGCTCGAACCAGTCCCATTCTTTGAATCGCAGTCCTTTCCACGGTGCTTTGGCATCGATAGGCTCGACATCCGTCCCCTTGAAACCGATTGATGCTCCGCGAACCAATCCGCTTTCCAGCGATTGAAAGGCTTCATCGGTTCTATCTTTTAGACGTCCCGGCTCTTTGATTGTTACAAGCTGTGCCTTGAAGGTGATGCCGTCCTTCGTCGCTCTAGCTTCTGTCACATGCCCAATTGGCTGATTTGAATCGTGCTGCCAAAGGAATGGCATCGGCAGCGAAAATTTCGCACCCATCGGTTCAACGATGTCGCCGACGCGATCGGTGCTCGGAGTGGATGCAATGCCTTCGATAATTCGCCGCTTTGCGTCAACAGATTTTATCTTGAACGTGGAATAAGCACGTCGCGTAACTTCCGGCGCATTCTTGTCTTCCCACATGCTGTTGCACATGGCGATGGCTTGGTCATGGCTTGATGCACCACCATCGCCCATGACCATGGGAATGCAGCGGCTCATGAAATCGTCTTGCGTTTCATTTGCGCCGGGAGTTGGCATCGGCATTCCTCTCATCATCGGCATTGGGCAATCCTGTATCGTGCACTCGTTCATGAGCGCTGCATCGATCTTGTCGCAGTTCGGGCATTGAACAGAGATCAGCGCAGCCATTTGCTACATGATCGGCGCGAGGAAGATGCAGCGCGGATAGCGGATACGTCGCGGCTGGCCATAACCGATGCATACATGACAAGATGCATCGCCACTGATTTTCACTTGCTCACGCTGAAAATGCAGACCAGTCCAGTCCACTGAACCATCAGGTCCATCCTTGATGGTCGAGCAAGCAATCGGCCGACAATCGTGCCCATCACAACAATCAGATGGATAATTAAAGCCGCCTGGCGAATAATGTATGGAAATGGCGGCCGATACTGCCACCAACACCGGAAAGATCATTTTAGTGCGAAATGATCGTTACATCTGCGGCGCCGGTTTGCACCATGAAAAGACCAGTCTTGAATGGCCACGGCGAGAAAGCAGAAGTCGTAGTGTTTTTTGAAGTGTCAATCACGGCGAGAACCGTGCCAGTGGCGTCAATGCCATCATAGATCGTGAGCGTGCCATTTCCCGAGGTATTGACGTTCACGGTTGAAATCCAGCCTTTGCCCGTCTTGATCAAAAAGCTCCCGGCAGCTGTTAGATGAGTCAGTGTTGTGCCTCTTGGATCCGGAGCCGCCCAGACGGGAGTTGCATAATCCTCTGGATCAGACAATGCCGGCGACAAGCCTGAAATCAATAGCAAAGCGACCAAGCTATTTCTTGCGACTTTCATTCTGTTGTTCCTTATCGCATTGCCTGATCATGCTCTCTATTTGTTCAGGAGTTTCTACAATCCCAAATTTCTGACCATCAACATAAAGGATCGTATTAATCTGCTCATGAACGTGACTTTTGATTGCTCCGGAATTGGGCCTGATGACGAAGATCGATGCTGCGTCAATTCTCCATGCATCATTATTCGGGCCATGCACCGTCAGGAAACAACCGGTCGCAAGAACAAATAAAATATCATCAATCATTTATGCTCAGGAGAACGAATTCGATCTGAAATAGATCGAAGTTCAGTGCGTATGTCGTTGATTGCATCAAGCTTGACTAACAAGGACGCTATCTGATCGTCCTTCACTTTGTATTGAGTTATCGTTCTGGAATTGATCAGATAGGTCAGCCAAGCAATGAAAACGATAAAAACAATATTCAAAACAATGAGCGCAAGAGACAGTGGTTGCTGCCGCAATCCCTCGGAGATCGAAACAGCAACCTTGGTGCCTTCCTCTACGGCGCCCATTGATCATGGTTTTTTCGGCTGCGCCACATCAGCCGGAGGAAAGAAACCCCAACCATAGTCAGGATGATAGCCCCATCCACCCTCGGGTGGCGGCGGCTTGCCGCCTTCCGGCGGATTTCCAGGCGGAAGCGGCGGCAGATAGATCGGCGGTGATGGTCGCGGGTCGGTTGGCCCCCAGATGCCGGGCGGTGGCCTGACCACGATCGGCGGCGTCGGGAATGGCTCGCCCGCACCGCCCCAAGTGCCGGGAGGCACGCCGCCAGGAGGCATGACAATCGGATGCGTCGGACGCGGATCTGTCGGTCCCCAAATCCCGAGCGGTGGCTGCGGATAATAGATTGGCGGTGTCGGCATTGGCACATTGCCGCCGCCCCAAATGCCAGGAGGTGGCTGTGGCAAGGGATACCCAACCTGCGGAGGGGCGCCACCCCATATGCCAAGCGGCGGACCGCCAGGCATCGGGCCACCACCGACGCTCAATCCGCTATAGTACATTTCACCAACGATAGTTATAGGTATTCCGGCCATGAAAAATCTCCTATTGGTTCAAGCAAAGATCATCATTTGATATTCAGGTGCACGTGCCGGCGATTGAGCCATCACCGTTACCGCATCAAACAAGGCCATCGCACAATCTATCTTCGCATCGCCAGCATTCGCTTTCGTCATGCGTATGGCCGTGGCCATCGGTTCTATCTTGCAATTGCTAACACACCATGACATGCAGGAATTATCGGAATGCCACAGCGATCCGTTCGCCAGTTTCCGCTCCGTCGTCTTGATGGCGTTCATCATCTGATAGCCTTGAGGAACGCCCACTACCTTTTTGTTGTCCGGCGTGATCTGAATTGATGCCAGCGCATCGATGAACGATCCGAGCCCGCCGGGATCGACCGCAACCATCGCCAGCAATCCGGCTTGCTTGATGCGCAGGATGATGGCGACGATCTGATCAATGTCATCCAGTTCATCGGTGACGATCGTCAATTCACCGCGTGCCGCAAAGTCCCTCAAATTTACCGCAATGCTTTGGCGCCTCGTCAGCACCATCTCATGACACCAGGCATGAGACCACGAAAACCAGATCTGCGAATTCTCTTTCGATCTTCCCAAAAGGCAAAGAGCAAAAAGATCATCCATTCCGCCGCCATCGATACCAACTACGATCGTCTCGCAACGCTCCAACAAGGTATCAAGCGAAATGGATTTATCTGTTTGTCTATTCCAGAATTCGGTACCAGTCCAACGGTCACTGCGTAATGCAATGCCAATCTCGACATTGAAGTGCTGCGAAGCAAATAGCGCTAATTCCCCACGATGCTTGCGCTCGGCATCAATCAATGACGAGCGCAGGAAATCAATGTCAACTGACCGGCCGAGATTTGGATTGATCAGTGGCCAATATTTCTCATTGCGCCAATCATCCAGCACCTCGGCCGGCAGTTCGTAAAGGACCGGCAAGAGAGGCTTGGGCAGCGAAAGCTTGCCGTCCCTTACGTCGCGAGCGCGCATGAGTTCGGATCGGAACACGCCGCTCGGAGGCGCCTTACTCTGCGTCGTGATCTGGATCAGAAAGCCATCAGGTCGCGCAGCTAACGCACCACGTATTTCAACGAAAATCTCACTGCAATGACTTTTGGAACTAAATTGGTGCGTCTCATCGATCAGCGTCCCAAGCGGCTTCATGCCGGTCACGATATCCGTGTCGGCCGCCTTGATCTGCAAATACGCGCCGCTGTCAATGTGAACGATCCGGCGCAAATGATCCTGGATATGAAATATCTCTGTGAGCGTCTCATCCGCGCGGATCATCCCGCGCACTTGCCGAAACGCAATGCCGGCAATCTCGATCGTCGGAGCTAATAAAACGAACTCGGCCTCGGGCCGTCGATTGACAAGAATGGCCGTCAGCATCATCGCTGCGGCAAACGTGCTCTTGCCGTTCTTCTTCGGCACGAGCAGGAAAAGTTCCTGAATCGACCGCCTATCAACTATCGGATCATATGATCCAAACAGTGCCCTGACGATTTCGTAAATCCACGGCCGCCCAACCTTACCTATCTCTGGCGTGTCTCTAACATCAGGCAACCGTAAATGCTTGAAAATCCATTCGGCATTATCAGCTTCCGCTTCATTCAGAGGTAGCCTCGGGACCAGACTTCGCCCCGTTAGCAAACGGTCTTTCCAATCGGGCACCGCGGTGCGCCAAGGTTCCGTTTCGGGCTGGAAGGCGACCACTCCACTTGGTTCCGTGGCTGGCGGTCGCCGCACGCTCCTTCCTCTGTTCTTTCTTGCCTGGCCTCGTCGCATATTCGCTCTTCTTAGCATGGCAATACGGCAATGCCTGGCTTGCAGCCTCATCACGCCGCTGCAACGTCGCTTCAGGATCGTTCATTATCCGCAGCAGATACTTCAGCGGGCTTTCACGGCGGGATCCTAGCGGTCGCCCGCGCTTGCGTTTCAAAATCAGCGTTCCATTTAAGTTGTTGTTCTAGCTGGCATTTCTGGCGATTAAAACCCCCCCATTTGCGAGAGGCGGTCATTGCACGATTTTGATTTTTTGTTTTTGCCTACCCCCCCTTTCACCATGGCGAAAATCGATCAGCCAAAAATCGAGCGGCACGGAATTGTTTTGATCGTCAGCCATAGACACGCGATGCGCGTTTGATCTTTTCGTCGTTCGTCTTTGTGTTGTGGCAAGAGATGCAAAGACATTGACCATTGCTTGGGTCGTTTGTGCCGCCATCAGCGACTTCGATGACATGGTCAGCAAACAGGCGTGCGCCACGTGCACCACAGCGTTCGCATTGGTAGCCGGCACGCATGAGCACGGTCGATCGGAAGACTTGGTATTCGTGACTAAGTGTGTGCACGGCGCGTAGCTTGCGCATTGGCATTGGTACGGATTGGCCGGTCAGCACGGATAACCGAGACGGCAGAGATGGGATCTTAGCCTTTGACACATGCGCTCCGCGCGCTGGCGACAACATTGGAGTGTTGTCTGCTACACATTTAGCGAATGCAACGCGCGTTCAGGCAGCGCGCAGATCGCCTTCGTAGACATGCACGGTCGTACGACGGCCGAGCATGGAGAGCAGAATTTCGACGCGGTCACGGCCGCGCATACGGGCAACAATGCCGGTGAGGCCGATCATGGGACCGCAATCGACGCGGACCAGTTGGCCGCGGCTGAATTTGCGTGGACGCGGCGGCGGAATGAAGATGTCCTGGGCGTTACAACGAACCCGGATGGAATGGATGATTTCGTCGGACAGCAAAGCCGGGCCTTTGGCGGCCAGGACGACGGATTGGATGCCGATCGTGGTGAGCAGAGCGCGCCATTGATCGCCAACGGAGACGAACAAATACCTTGGGAACAGCGGAACGACGCGGCTTTTGGCGCTGAGGAATTTGGGCAGGTATGTTCGAAAGCCGGCGCGTTCGGCGTGGAACGCGGCCTTACATTCGCCCAGTGGTTCGGTGACGGCGACGGCCCAGCGATCCGGCATTGCGACAAATCCCAGAACTAGCCGTTGCGTTTTTAGCGCAAGTTCGACGCCAGGTCTAGACAGCGGCGCTAAACAATCTACATCCGAGCCAGACAAGCTTCCTATTGGCTGGGACTTGATCAGATCCATCGCTTGGCTTTCATCACCGCTTCGAGTTCACCCATTTTGTTTTCACCAGTGCCGCGAGCTCGTCGCTAGCAATTGATTTCGATTTAACAATATCAAGCGTCCCATTACTCCCATCGGCCACCTCTTGCGGCGGTTCCGTCCCTCGCGCGCGCGCGCGTTCCTCAGACTCAGAGTTTACTACTATGTGGTTGTAGGCGACCTTTTGCTTAGCAATTGCTTCGCGGTTTGCCGCTCTCTCATATCGCTGTTGGTTGTTTAAGCCACGATTGTGGCGGCCACCGATTGCGCCAAATAATGCCCGTTTTGCTGAGATTTCATGCGCTTTGAACAATTCGGCGTCGACCCGTTTGTGGCGCCAATGTGGAAGGAAAAGCTTAGCAATTGCTTCGCGGTTTCGCGACCAGTCATTGCCAAGTTTGGAGATGAGCGCCAGCGTCCGCTCGTCATCGGGCAAGCTCCCGTGCTGCCAATAATGCATGATCAGGAGCAGGTAGGCGCCATGCTGAAGGGCAGTCAAATGTTGGGTGTCGCCGAGGTAGTCGGCAATATAAAGCGGCATCCAGGCGCGACTAGTCATGACCGCCTCGGCGCATAGGCAAGTTGGCAATGCGCGGCGCAATACGCTCGGCCCACGATCGCCGACGCAGTGCAGAATAGCGTCTCCGTGCCTTCGCCGGCGCATGGCCAGCGGCAATCGTCATTGCGGAGATGCCAAATTTTCTTTGCCTTGCTAGGCGTTGGCGGCGGATCCTCAACCAGCGGCAGGCTCCCGATGGCACCCATTTTTCGTCCGTGCTTGTTGCGATTTTTGCCATGGCGACCCTTGGCGCTTTGATCGCCCGACGTAAGCCGAAACGGCAGACCGAGGCGGCGCGCTTTGCCAATGATGGCGTTGCGCGAGACCGCCTGCATCGTCTGCCAGATTTCAGTTGACGTTTGCCCGTCGTCCCAGCGGGTTCTGAGTTCGGCAATGCGCTCGTGCGTCCACCATGTCATGTGGATAAACCCGCAGTCGCTTTCATCTGACGTTCCCTTTGCAAACTTCACATGGTGTGATTGTTTCGGTCGGCTCGAAAACTCCAGCCTCTCGATCTATCTCGAAACCCCTGGTGAAGCCCTGGCCGTGGCACTTGATGCACACCGGCGTGGGAAACTTTGCCATATCTAGCAGTAAGTCCTGATCGACATATCGCGTCCCTGCATCAAGCTTATGCCCAGGCCCAGCGATAGATCGAAGCTTACGAAATGAAGCTTTGGTCATCCAACCCTGCACGAACCCGCGTCCTCGGTCGCCATCCAGCTTGATGAGCACCAAGGCATCAAACCCTTTGCTATCGAAGATCGGATTTTTGTTGATCGGCCAGATCAGATAGCGACTATTAATTCCGGTGTATTTCACATCAACCCTGACCTGGCGTAGCAAACAATCGTAGTCGCCATCAGGATGATCAACAGACCACTTCAGAGCCTCACGCGGATTTAGACCGGCCTCCATGCAAAAGATGCACTCGGCCATCTTCGATTCACCTAGCAGGATTGGATTGTTCTCTGCTCCGTGGCTGGAAAAGGCTCGCGATTGCGGACTCCCGCCGCTCGCATAATGAGCACGCAACGTCTTGCCGTATCTGACGCAGGCCCCAAGCAAATCACTCGGCAGCGTGTGATAACGCCTCGTATCCATAGGAAGTCCAATCGTCGTCTGATTGGCAGCGGGAAAACAAATCTAGGCGAGTGCGGCGGTCAAAGTCAGGATACATTTTCTCGATGGCCGCTCTGATTTCTGGCGGCTTGGCACTATGGGCACCGCGCTGGCACATAAACACCGAACACGGTTGATACTGAGGCCCCGGCATTTTGCCGCGCGTCCCATACAACAACAACTCATGGGCGTTGCGAAAGACCAGACCAAGGCCGCTCCACGGCGTGCCATCTTCTTTGGTCTTGACCCACACCGCACTCGATTTGAACTCAAAGTCCCAACGCTCCATCAACTTAATTGCCCGCTTAAGATTTGAGGATGTACACCAGAGGAAGAGTGCCGCATCATCGTGCGCGATCTCGCGAACCAATTGTCCTTGAACTTCGAACGCCGCCAGCTCGTCATCATCCAGTGTAGGGTAATGTTGATCTGCCGTTCGCTCGGCACCTTTCTCACTGTAGATTTCAAACTTCCAAGGCGGATCTGCATAGATCAATGGGAAAGGCCCAAGGATCTCCTCCAGATCGGCTGCGTTTTGTTTGATGGCGCGATGCTTGGCTTTGCGGCTCGCCTGATACCAATACGGACGCGCCACGTCTATCAACAACGAAATCGTCGGCAGAACCTCGTCTTCCTTCGCTTGCCGGTAAGCTTTTTCTTTTTCCTTCGGCGGCAGCGTCCCGATCCGCTGTGCCTCCATCGCGGCATCCCTCTTGAGGCCAGCAGGCAAAAAGGTATCGGCGTTCCCGACACCTTTTCTGCCCCGCCCCGGACCATGCCCGCGCACCGCCTTCGCCAGCAGCCGCCCGAGCGTCCAGCGTGAGTCGAGAAACATCTCGCGCACCGGCCTGATCGCCTCGATCTCGCCAAAGCCAGCCTTGCGCATGGCGTTCTCGAGCGCGCTGACGCCAACCTCGACCTTCATCGCCTTCTCGGCGGTATCGGCGTTATGAAGCTGGCGGCGGAAAACAGAAAGCTCTCTGCAAAGCCTGGCAGGAACGGTAATCTTTTTGGACGGCGGGAGCATCATTGCTTCCTTTTCGAGACGTTTGTGATCAAAGCGCGACGCTTCGTTAATCTGTGGATAATTCTGTGATTAAGACGCGACATGATTGAATTTGCTGAGAGAATTCGACGACCAGCCGGCGCAGCCTTGCTCTGTTATCATCGGGGATAAATTCGCGGGACACGAGGTAGTCGAGCAGGCACTTGCAATGGTTGTCGAGGTCGATACGCGAGCCCCGTTCCGGAATTTGAATTGTGACCTCGAACGGGCGGCGGATAATGCGTACCGGCGCCGGTCTTGGCCCATAGGCCGAAATGTGGAGATCGGCATGCAGATAATAGCGTTGGCGGTTGCGATTGTTAGCCCAGTCAACGCGGCGGAGCGTATTGACGCTTGGCGGAATCGGCAGATCCAACGTGATTTGAGAGATTGCGGCGCCCATGTCCGCGGCCTTGCGAGGTTTCGCGGATTGGGAAATTATTTGCGCTGAGTCGTCAAGCGAGCGTGTGAGACTTTACCCGCAATTTTTTCTATTCGGCGGCGGTCTCGCGATTAACGAAATCGGCCGCAGTCACCTTGCCCTTGGTGGCAACCGCTATGCGCTTGGCTGCCTCGCGCGAGACCCAGACGCGGCCGCGCACCAGGAGCGATATCGTTGCCGTCGACAGCCCGGCCCGGCCAGCAAAATCCTTTTGGCTTAGCTTTTCGCGCGCTAAATAATCCGCAAGCTTCATAATGGACCGATTTAGCACGCCTAAATTAAAATCGCTAGCCTTTTCCCCGCTTTTCACGTGAAACAATTTAACCATACGAAATTTAGCACTTGCATTGGCAGTTTAATTAGAGTAAATACCCGGTCCGGCCTCATGGAGGAAAGCCAGTGATGGGAAAAGTTGCCGCTATAGCAACGCCGCGCGCCATCGCGCGACCGCTCAAGATGCTCATCCCGCTAATCCAGAGCGAGCTGCAACAAGGTAATAGCGCGGGCCACGAGCACTATACTGAGGCTGGTCGGATGTTGATCGAAGCCAAGGAACAACTTGCTCACGGCGCGTGGGGGCGATGGTTAGCCAAGAATTTTGATCTAAGTCATCGCCAAGCGAGCGAGTATATGCGGTGGGCGCGCGAACGTAATCAAATTGGCGCTGCCAGCGCTAATTTCACAAGCCTGAACCAGATGCGTGGCGAAACTGACCGCGCCCGCGAGCGTCGTAATTCCTCGCAGCAACAAGCCTTCCGTCGCATCCTACGCGATGTAGCGCGTGATGAGTTTGTGCAGGAGCGGCAAACCCGCGACGATGAAGTCAAGTTGCATCGCGACCTTGCCGAAGAGCTTATCGACATCGGATACCGCGCCTTGGCTACAAAACTTCATCCGGATCGCGGCGGCTCGAAGGACGCTATGGCGCGGCTTAACCGTGTCCGCGATGAACTAAAAGCCATTGCTCAGACGAGGAGGTTTGTATGAGCGGTACTGAAGTCGGGAAAAAAGGACCAGCGAGCCTAATGCGCGCTTACACACAAAAAGTGCGTGATCATACGGCTGCCGCCGAGCGCTTGCGGGATCAGTATTACGCTGCGCTTAAACGGGCCGAGGTGCAATATTTCGACGGTATGAGGCGTATCCACGAAGCGCTTATGGGAACCGACGATCACGAGGCGACAAACGGCGAACAGTCTCAGGAGCAGCCATCGGCAGCTACGCCGGCACAAGAACAACCAAACGCCTGATCGGCCGAGATCCAGTCAGCAAGCCGCCATGAAAATGACCTTAGATGAACTCGAGCGGCGGCTTGCTGGTCTGCGTTACCGCAATGCGGAAAGGCTGGGACAAATGGCCGATGAGCTTGCCAAGGGCGGCAGCTGGTTTCTGAAGGAAATGGCGGAGGGAACGAAGCGTCTTCGGTGGATCACTCACCGACTGCAATTGCTCGAACTCCGCAAATACAGCGCGACCGAGGCCGACTTGGCCGCATGGCGCCGGTTGGACGATGCGGATGCCAAGGACCGCGCCGAAGAAAGCGATGGAGATTGGACGCGATGAGTGCGCCCGCAAAAACTACCCCGCCCACCGACATCATGGAAAGCGTGTTGCTCAAGGGCGACCTGGCGCAGTTAACGCCCGCCGAGCGGCTGAACTATTACCATGCCGTGTGCCAATCGCTTGGGCTCAATCCATTGACGCAGCCATTTGCTTACATGCAGCTGCAGGGCAGGACACAGCTTTACGCCAAGCGCGACGCGGCCGACCAGTTGCGCCGACTGCGCAATATTTCACTCGAGATCATCAGCCAGGGGCTCGTCGACGAACTTTATTCCGTCCACGTGCAAGCGACCGATAGCGCCGGCCGTAAGGACGAAGACATCGGCGTCGTTCCGCTTCCGAACAACACCAAGGGCGAATTCCGCGCCAATATGATCTTGAAGGCAGTGACCAAGGCGAAGCGCCGGGTCACGCTGTCGATCTGCGGCCTCGGCTTTCTCGATGAAAGCGAAGTCGAGAGCATCGCCGAAGCTAAGAATTTGCCAGGACCATCGAGCAAATCGCTGGCCGACGAAATGGACGACGAAATTCCCGAGCATGCCGACGCCGCGAGTAGCATATCGGGCTCGGCATCGGCCGCCGCAGTGTCTTTAGAGCCTAGCCCCTCTCAAACGCCTGCGGCGGCCACCACCCCCATGTCGCTCGAAGACATGGCACGCGAAGCCGCAAAGCGCGGCCCAGCGGTGCTGCAAGCATTTTTCAAACTGCGATCGTCGGACGAAAAACGGCGGCTGCGGCAGATTGAGGAGGAGCTCGTGAAACTCTATCCGCAAAGGGAGGTCGATTGATCAAGATATGTGCGACCTGTCGGTTTTGGGAATACCGTCGACAGGCCGATCTGGGCCAAGTGGGAAAGTGCACAAACATTCCAGCTTGGTCGCTGTCTTGGCATTCCTGCAACGATCACGAAGATCTAGGGGATAAGGCATGCCTGAACAAATCAAGCCAAAGACAATGATCGCGATCGATCACCTGAATTCCGCGCACGACCATATGAATAAAGCCATTCAGTTGTTTAGCAGCGTCATTCTCGATCTGGAAAAGGGCGCGACGTTCATTTCCACTTATCGCGACAGCCTCATCAAGACGGTAGAGGCAACTGGTGGCGATGTACAGCAAGCGATCGAGGCGCAGATCAAAGACTTTCTGCCGAAACGGCTCCGTGACAATGGGCCAACTTCCATCATCAAAGAAGCAAACCAGGAGAGCAAGTAAATGCGTACCGTTATGATTGTTGCGTCGTTGTTGTTAACCACGGCGGCATTCGCACAGCCAGAATTCCACGTAACCGAGGGCTTTGTCCGCCAGATCGATACTACCGGCGAGCCGATCGGCAGCGTGAGCATTGGCGACACCAGCGTTGCTGATGCCCTCCCACTCACGGATCATTCATTCCTCGTGCAGAGCCACAAGATCGGCACGACGAACATGCTGATGCTGGACAAGAACAAGCGGGTGCTCGACGAGATTGTCGTCATTGTCGATCGGCCGATCAGCGGCGTTGTTCACATCCACAATAAGGCGCTCATCAATTCATATACTGAATATAGCTGCGCGCCGAACGGCTGCCAGTATTTAGGCGAGAATACAGTCAGCGAACCCGCCCCGCTGCCACGCGGCCATCATCAGGAGCATTTCCAAGGCGATTACAATATGACAGGCGGCAAATGGATCACACCGCCGTCGCCTGCGACTGTCGAGCCGACGCAATGACGAAGCCTGGCGAGCGACGTAAACCGCCTGCGCATCTTCTCAGCAACAAATGCATCTACTGCGGCGCGCCAGCCGGCGAGCTTTGCCGCAGCAAAAGCGGCAAGCCGATCTTCGACATCGCAATGATGCACACCGCGCGCCTGACGCCGCAACTGGCGCAGAAGCGCTTTATGCGGCCGGCATTAACTCCTTGGCCTTGGGGAAAATGGGCGAGCGATGATTGATGCTGCCACGCTCAGCCTTTGGGGAACTGATCTTGTGCTACTCGTGCTCGCGTACGCGATCGGCCGGATGCATGGCTATTATTTGAGCTGCCAACATTACCGCGCGCAGCTTGATGGCTTCATTGCGGAAGTCCGTGCGCTGCATCGTGCTGTTGATCGGCTGCGGGATTTGGAGATTGCCAAAAAATGACGGGGGCACCCGCTCCTAGTCTTTCAATGTCGTTTTGCGACATATCTCGCAAGAACATTTTTCGATACGGCCTTTCATTGCCGCGTGTAAAAAACTAATCGCCCTATATGATGGAAGCGACTTGAAGGACTAGCCCCCATGACGCCGCTGTGGTTTTGGTATGAATGCCTCTACGTTCCCGGTATCCCATTGACCTGGGAATGGGCCGTGCCGTCAGTCGAGAGTAAGACTATTTGGTGGTTGGAGGATTAGCCCCATGCGCCGCGACGAAATGCGTGCAGTTTTAGAGAAAGTCGAGCTTGCGGCAACGACTGACAATGCAAAGCCGTTACCGCGCTGGACGATCTGGCAATGGATCAAGTCTTGCTTCCGATGGAAGCTGTAGGAGAACCCCGGTGGCTGACATCTTCGGATTGATTATCGTTCTCGCGGCTAAGCAACGTCCTCTTGCCTAATCCAAGGATAGATCACTTCCACTTCGTCATCCGTGGTAATTTCCAGGGCTTCCATGAGACCGGGCGAGATATCGGCCACACGGCCGGTATCCTCGTGCGGCCCCCAATCTGCGGGATGAGCCTCAAATTGCTTGCCGGTCTTGAGCGACCGCACTAGCGCTATGTCGTCGCCAGCGAGCACTTCCTTTGGGAATTGATCATAATCCCATCGCATAGCCACATAGAATTTCTTCGGATCAAGGCGGCGAGCCAATCCGGTCGTACCTGGCGGTTGGCGCTTTAGAAATAAATGCGGCTTGTCATCCACTTCATATAGGAATGCCAGCCCTTCGCTTGGCGACACGCCCATATCTTGCGGACCGCCGAAATGGCTGACCTTGCCGCGGACTGAAACAACCTCCGGATGGTCGGGCGGTTCTGGTTGCTGCATATCTTCCGGCGCAATCGTCTGCGCGATTGCCTTGCAGATGGCAGCAAAATGTTTGTGATAGAGATCGACATCCGCCGAACTATCAACAAAGCATACTTCAATAAGTATCGCTGGTTCGTGAGTTTGGTTCAAAAAGAACAGATCGCTTCTATACTTCGGTCCGCGATCTTTCAAATGGCCAGCCTGCGCGATTGCCTCCGCTACTTTATCCGAAAGTTCTTCCTGCGTAACGTACAAACATTCGGTTCCCATTGGAGAGGAAGTGCTGACATTCGCGTTGAAATGCACACTCACATCGAGCTCTCGATTTTGCCCATTGTGCCAATTCACAATGCGATTTAAATTCTCATTTTGGCTTGTGCTCGTGTCATCAAAAAATGGCCCCGCAACATCATTGAGATGCTTGCAGACTTCAGTGCAAACCCGCCGAGCTTCGTTGACCTCATTCAATCCCCAAGGCGACGGACCTACCGCGCCCTGAACCTTGAGGCTATGCCCCGCAGACAAAGCTATACGCATGTGATATGCTCCGTTTTGCGCAGCGACTGAGTGCGCAAACACTCAGCCGCCACTTGACGCAGCCACCTGAATGAGAGGTAGCCATGCCCAGATATATGGATATCACAGGTCGTCGTTTCGGTCGTTTGATTGTTTGATATGGGTCGTTGTCCACCTAGATTAACTCTTGAACGGATCAACAATGACGGTGATTACAAACCGTCGAATTGTCGCTGGGCTACCCGATCCGAGCAGGCATACAATCGAATTCCGCGCCTCTATGTTTCAAATCAGCACGGCGGGCCATTCCCTGTCCGCCAAACAGGCCGAGCAGTCCGACAATAACCCACAGCACGATCAAGACCAATAGAACCACCAGCAGTACCCGAATTACCTGCATGAATGGCTGCGGCAAGGGAATGAGCGGCAATAGCTGCTCGATTGCCCAAAATCCCACGCCAGCAATTATCAATACGATGATAATTTCGATGAGCGCGGTGATGATTGCCATGATTTATCTCCTATGCGTTCTTGATTTCGATCAAGAATGCCTCCCATGCAGCTGACGTGATCGTTGTTGATATTGCGGTACTGGACGAACCGATCGAACTACCGAACTGATATTGATAATGATATGACCCTCTGGAATCACTCAGCACTGCAATGGTCGTATAACCGCTATTCAACGGGATTGTCTGTACTGTTTGAGCGCAAACAATGGAAAAGATTGCCGTGGAAATATCCGAAGCCGTGAGTCCGGAAAGAGAAACTGTCGTTCCGGAACCGCTGGCTTTGGACTTGTTTCCGATCGGATTTCTGCCGACGTTATACCATTCGATCACTCGCGCGACTGCAGCTGCTGCTCCAGACCATGAAAAAATAGGCGCAGTTTGTGTTCCATCGATTATGCGCCAGGCCCAGCAAGCCGAACCGTCAGAAGATGTGTCGCCAATTATCCATCCGCTGCCGCTGATGCCAAAGGTCTTGCCGCTGGCGACCACTTGGCAATGTGCAATCAATAAATCGCCATCGCCGGGAAGACTTCCGAGCGGAGGACTGACGCTCGTTGCGCTGGATTGAAACGCATTACTGCCAAGTGTGGCCCAATTCGGCGGATCGCTCGCGCCGACGCCAAGCGCCTCGCCGAACCCATCGGCATTATTGCCGACCGATCCCGGCCGTTTCAATTTTCCCATGACGGCAATAGAGCCTAGCAAGCGCATTTAAGTTCCTGGCTCATAATAAGCGGTGACGAAGATCGATCCTTGATATTGAAAATCGCCGCTGCGTGAAGCGCGGAAAACGATCTGTGTGGCATAGCAATGATAAATACGGACGCCGCTTGTATCCGTCACCGTCACCGTCGTGCCAGCGATGCTCGCAGATGCTGTTCCGTCGACTGGAAAAGTACCATCATAAAGAGGCACCGATTTACTTAGGCTCGTGCCGCCATTGAAAATAAGATCAGTGCCCCCATTCGGTATGGCAATCACCCAAGGCGGTTGCGAAACAACGCCGTCCGGGCGCACCGGATCACTGGTCGCCGCGGCGGTAGCTGTCGCTGAATCAGTGTAGCTAAAATCCGGTGTTGATTTTGGAGCTGGATAAGCAGGTGTGACCAATGTCATACCAGTCGTCGCCGGCGGCGGTCCGAAAGTGATTGCCGGAATAAAGTTCCAGGTAATAGAAACAACATGTGATTGTCCAAAACCGACGATATTCTGAAATGGGTCCGTTCTGGCTGGCTTGTCGCCGCTACCAGAGCCGCCAACACCGCTAGTTATTTCCTCGATGGAAGGATCGACGGCAATCGTTTTTTGGCTACTGTCATCGGGATCGACGCCAAATATCAGTCCGTCGATACCCTGATTGTCGGGTGGATTGGCGAGCGTGAATTGTGTTTCCTGCCCGCGATCAGGCGTATCTAAAAATGCTATTTGATCGATCAATTCGCTTTTGATCCACTGACCATTATCGGGATGATTGATATATTTGACAACATGCGTTTTAACGTGTGTCGTAAAATATGGCGGGGCATCGGGCGGTTGTGCCACCGTCTTGCTATCAGGCTCAGGAAAGATCTCACGACCGCGGTCTGCCGCATCCAGCAATCTGAAGCGATCAATGCGCTCGACGGAAAGCCCGGTCGATGGATCGCCGCTGCCGCTCTCGTCCGTCGTCCCATCGCCTTTAACAATCGCGACATGAACATCGCGATCGGCATCAGTAGTGTTATCAATTGTATATTGGGTTTCCCAACCGCGATCAGCCTCATCAATGAAACTGATTTGGCTAATGACCGGAATTGCAACGGTACCGCTGTCAAGCTTGATCTTTTTCTGCTTGATCTTTCGCGTAACCTCATCGGCCATCAGGCCAAATCCACGAACCCAAATAAATCATATTCGGCCGCGCCGACGACGAAGACATTAACGACAGACCCCTGCACCGATGTCGTTGGATTGTAGCCGTTAAGCATATTGACGGTCACACTGGTTGGCCAATCGAACGTCAGGCCGCCAGCACCGCATTGCCTGAAGGTCATATAATCCGCAGGCGCAAAGACATTCGGATTTAATTGGATGGTGCAACCGGAAGCATTGGTGCAGCGAATGTATTTGTTAGCCGCGTCTACTGCCGGTATATATCCAGTCGTTGAGACGGTCAAAACGCCTTGATTATAACGAGCAATGACTTTGTAAACCGGCAAGCCGCCGGAAGTGTAATTTTCATCAAATACGCTCGGACTGGTATGCGCGATGGCGACAACATAGAGCGACCCCTGATAAGTAAAAATGTCGTCCTTGGCGTACGAAATACTTGGTTGCCAAACGCCCTTAACGTGATCGGACAGCGAGTAGGCATTGGCCGTTCCGATATCGACGCTCTGTGTCGAACTGTCGCTAAAATGAAATGTGATCACCGTGCCGGATATGGTGATCGAACTGATACCTCCCGAAGCCAGCGTGCCTTCGAGCGTGATGACGCGGCCATTCAAATCATCAATATTGCCGTCGCCTTCGGCAGCCGTCAGATTACGCGAAAGATCGCGCCTAAATGTGAGCGTCATTGCGCAACCGGCGTCCCTTCTGTCGTTCCAACTGGCTCAAGAGCATAATAATCACCGCCGCCACTTTTCTTCTTCTCCTTTGGCTTCTTGATGTAATAAAAGCTGACTGTCTGATTGTAGTTGCCAGACCATGTTGTCACCTCGTCGCTCCCATAATCCGCCGTCGTATTGTGTTGAGCCGTCGTCGGGGTTGCGCCGACGTTTGGCTGCTTTGGCGACGTAACCGGCTTGACGACAAACGGGCGGACGACAAGTTCCAGCGCTGGCCTCATAACGGCGCCGCCGAAAGGTCAATCTGCTTCGCTACATTCAGTGGCACGATTGTCACTGGCACGTCAGCACCAAGATTGATGCTCGATAGCGGACGGAGCTCAAGATGGAATTTCGTTGTTTCAAACTCAGTGAAATAATCAATCTTTCCACCACTCGGAAGATCATCGCTTCCGGTCTGCGCGCGCACCGTTCCGGTTTGCCATTCCGCAGTGACAACGCATTGCTGCGCGGTCAACGCACTGAGGCCTGCAGCAGCATAAGCATCAATGCCATAGGCAATATCGCCAACGCCGCTGACGCCGCTGCCGGGAATAAGTGAAGTTCCTCCGCTAACTTGATAATAGTCATCAATATAATTATCGATATAAACGTTGGTGCCTGCGATCGGAACGACTGTGTTTTCGGCTCCAATGCTTCCCACCGTTCCGGCATTTCCCACTGCGGGTAGAATTTCGAACGTTCCGGTTGCGATCGCGCCATCAAAGCCAAAGCTATATCCGGTGATCTTGCCCATGACCTGGCCACCCGGCAATCGATCATCGTTTAACAAAATATTCTTGCGCAAGGTGAATTCGAGTGCCTTTTCGAATGGCACCGTACCGGTGCAATTGGTTGCCCGAGCTGCTTTTCGGATCGTTGCCCGACCGATAGCAACGAGATAGCCGATGGCGTATTGACCACGATCGGTGCCGGCGAATTGATCGGATGTGCTATCAAGAGGCGGACCGACGCCGCTGATGATTTCGCCGGATGGCGTGCCGGCGCCAACGTCGCTCGTGAGATCTTGGGTCGATAGCTCGATTGTCGGTTGCGTTACTGTCGGATCAGGAAGCGTCACGATCGGTTGCAGATCCGCGCTAATGGTGAACATGATCGTTTCAGAAGCGTTTGCTCCTGCATCGGCCGATAGCGACAATCCATAATTAATGCGCCAAATCGGCACAAACACTACGTTGTAACTAACGTGCATCGGGATTGCGGCTTGGTTACCGCCGAGAGTGTCGCCGCCGGCCGCTAGGTCGAAGGTGCCATCGATCGAGGCATATGGATCATATTGCGAATAACCGCCGCCTTCATTTTCTTGATAAGCAACGACCGAAGCAGCGGGTATTGATCCGGTTTGAGTATTGATATTTGAGATGAAGCTATGGCCGCCAGCAGGAAATAACGTATAGGTCAGTGACGATGACATTACGTCGCCTACCGTATGCGTCTTGGCTCGATTTTCATAATGCCAATTCTTTTGCACTGGCTGATTAAGGCTGATGCCGAGCTCATCAGTGCAAAAGCCAGTTGTGACCTTGTAGCCGCCAGCAATAGTGCTGCCAGTCTTCGGCCAACTGGAACAGATCGATGATCCATTCAGCACTGCGCGTTCGCCCGATGCATTCGGCACTTGAAAGCCGCCAGCGAGTGCCTGTTTCCAATTGGCATGGCCTATCATTGTCACCGCGGTAATCGGCGGATTGCCGGCCGAGCCACAATGCAGACTATCGTAAAGGATATCATCGGCCGTGATAGCAACGACGCCATCCTCGCCATTGATAACGTCGGTGATGGAAAGCGCATGCGTAACTCGATCAACATAATAGAGCGCCGAATTGCACTCTAGCGGCACCATCGGGTCATTGCGGCTATTTGGATCTACCCAAGCGGCATCATAAGGCGGCAGGGCGCGAAGATTAGCAGCAAGCGTAGCTAATTGCTGGTCATAGGAGCTCGGCTTGGCAAGAAACATCACATCAATTGTTTCGCTGATAATATCCGCAGGAACGGCAGTCACGCGGCCGCGGAAGATTTCCACGGCATCACTTGTCGACGTGCCGTAAGATAAGCTCGCCCAAATCGGTCCGTTCAATAGACCGCGCTTAGGATTTTTGATGACGATATCTAAATTATCGCAATCGCCTTCGTTGCCGGTAACTTTGAACGATATTACTTGCTCGTCCTGACGAAATTGCGAGCCATTAAAAACCTCAAATTCGCCGGAGAGCCAAGCAAAGCCGAACTGTTTGACTGCCATTTCAAACTTGCCTGAGCGATAGCGACCAATTGCTCACGCAGCCCCATTCATCGCGTGAGACATTCCAGCTATCCACGAGCATATTCATTGTCACGGAAACATCATTGCCCTGACCGACATCGGGAATGGAAACAACCGTGACCGGCGTTCCTTTCCACACGTTTGTAAAGTCGGGAGCTTGGACATCTGCGCAGGTGATTGTCGATTGAAATTTGCGCATCTGAGTTGCGGTTAGATCAAGAAGCAAACCGCTCGAAGCGCGCTGCAGACCGTTGCTCTGATCTTCCGGCTGCAAAGTCATGGTTAAGCCGCGGACCGAATAATCGCCCATCGGAATGCCGGTAATATCGAGGATGGTATTTGTCGGCATCAGTACCAGCTTGGCTTTCTGCCGGTTGAAACCAATTGCGACCTGACGGCATGTTTCCGGAGCGCGTTGGCCACTCCTTCGCTTGCTTGCAGGGCGAAAGACTCGCCGCCAAAATGCAGATGCACATTTGTCGGCGCCGTCACTGGACCGCCTTCGGCAAAGCGTGGGATCAGCGTCGAGGCCGGCAGCAAGCTCGGCATCCTCATATTGTTCAAAGCAGATAGCATCTGCACACCCCAATGACGGGTTGCAGCAGCATTCAATACGAATTCGCCGGCAGATACCCGAGCCAGTATGCTATCGCTCGTCGAGGTGCCCGGACCACGTATTAATCCGCCAGATGCCAATGGCGGGAATTCCAAACCACTTCCTATGCCGCCGCTTATTCCTGACTGAATTGCTTGTTGACCGATCGATTGCAATGTCTGAAAAGCGCTGACTAACAGATTAACTTTCTGAGTAACATCGTCGATCAATCCAGCAACATCGCGGAAGAATTGCGTAATCTGACCGAACGCTCCCACGTTGGCTAACGTAACAAGCAAATTGTCCCAAGCCGTTTTGATCTCATCAATTGACGCGACGAGCGTGTCAGGAGGTTTAACATTGTCGAAATTTACTTTTATCTGGCTGAGCCTGTTAAGCACTTCGGCAAGCTTGATTGGCCCATCCTGAAGTCGTTCGAATAATCCCGGCCCGAAAGCCTTTTGAAGAGCATCGGCAATCGCTGGGGCTTGGTCTTGAAGTTTTATAAATTCATCAAGGGTTAACCCAACGGCAGTTTTTGTTTTCGGATCAAATTTCGTAACTGCCTGGAAAAAACTATTTACAGCCGCTGCGGCCGTTGCGGCATTGCCGTCAATGGCCTGCATTGCTTTATTCAACGCTGTAATGGCATCAATTGCTTTCTGGGGATCGGTAGGCAGCCCGCGGGTAATAGAAATATCTGCGCCGGTTCCGCTGATGGAACGAAATGACGAAACACGCTGCTGCGCCGTTATTATCGCCTGCAGTGCTGGCGCCAAGCTGTTAACGGAAGTATGCAGATCGTCGGCAGATTTCTTCAGTTCGTCAAATGCCGTCTTGGCGCCTTCTTGACCAACCAAAAGCTGCAACTGACGCTGCAGGTTGCCGATCTCGTCGGCCGCTTTTTGAATGGATACCAGAAAAGAAGTACCTGCTGCCACTCCAAGAAATCCAATATTTTCGGCCGCCAAGCGCGAGAATTCCCTTAATGGACCCATCGCGACGCCGACATCGGCAAGAGCTGGCTTCAAGGACGCGGTCGCAATCCTCAAATTGCCGGCGGATTTGGCGGCGTCGTCAAAGCCCTTTGCGGTTTGCGGCAATTGCACAAAAACGTTCTGAATGCCGGCGCCTTCAGCGCCGATGCTATTGATCGCAGCTGAAGTTTGCTGGCTAGCGGCAGTGACTTGCGCTAATTGGTCTTTGACTTGCGGGACGCCTTGCAGCGTTATGGTTTCGTTGATGGCCATTTATTGATATTTTTCAAGATTGGCGGCATACCGCGCCGGCAATTGTTTGGCAGCCTCGGCAGCAACCGCATTCATATTCCATTTCTTTCGGACATCGACTTCTCTGACGGCGACAAACATGGGGATAGTTTGATAAGTGCCGCGCGATGTGGAGCGGCCGCGCCGCAATGTTGCTCGGCCTAAAATACGTCCTGGAGTAAAGGTCGCACGTACTTGGCGGCCGAGCATTGGTGGTCGTCCCGGCACGCGCATATAGACGAGCGGCCCGATTAGCTGAATGAATTGGCTTGGCGTCATGTGCGGCCGCCCCGGCGCTGGCGGCACATTCGGCAGTGGCAGCCACAAATAATCATGGCCGCGAATGATCTTTGTTTTATTGTTAACATCAAAAATGTCAGAATAATTGATTGTGCTGTGGATGGTGGCCGATGGATCAAATGAATAGCCAGATTTGGGCTTATTGCGAACAACTATCGAATTTGTCCAGCGCGGGCCGAACCCGGACGTGGCAATGACATCACGCGCGTTTTTTTGGGCGATCTTGCCGACATCACGAACAGCCAATGTCTCCGCCTTTTGGATAATTCGTTCATATTCCGACGTGGCTTTGCGCCACTGTTCCGGGTCCATCGTAAACTTGGCTTGCATCAGCTGTCCTTCATCAGCTTGTTCACTGCCTCGTTGATTGCTTTACCTTCCCCCTGTGCGGCAATGGCATGCATATTTAAGTTTATGGAAAGCTCACGGTGCTTATTGCGAACAGCGAAATGAAAATAAGCACCAATCTGTCGCGGACTCATTGCCCAGATATCGCGTTCACGGATTGCTCCTCGATATTCGGCGAGAACGAATGCGAGGAGTTGCCCGAGTTCTTCACCAGACGTTTTGCGATTTCTTCGCGGGTCATGAGCTTCGGCTCCGGCGGCCCCGTTAGAACCTCTGCGAAGCCTCCGAGGCTCACCAAAAAAGGGGCAATACCGCGAGGCATGGTCAACCGCAGGATCGGTGCCAGAAACCGGGATTGCGTATCAGCATCGAGCGCGGAGAAATGCGCTTCCGCATCCTCATCGGCAAAGCGACCGCAACCAGCCGCGCAAATCGCCGGAACCGCGCCGGTGTTCAGGATCTCGCCGTAACTGACTTCTTTTTTGCTGCCGTCAAGAAATTCGCGTAACGCCGGATAGCGCTGCACAATCTGCAGGCATTGGCCGAGCTGTATCGGACGAACTGTGGTCGCGGTGTCGCCGATTTCGATAGTTTCCGAGAGCGGAACAAGATCAAAAATGTCCGGCATTATGGGGCCTGATCCACAAGCGTCCAATGACCATAAGCTCCAGTATCAAGCAGTACCTCGGCGGAGATCGGAAGCCCGGCCCACGCTGCCGTATCCTGCACCAGGATGAAATCACCGGCCGGCAGCAGATTTACTTTGCCGGTGAAGCTGACCTTGGTTCCGATCGCATTCGTGCCGGTCATCGTTAGCGTGCCGGATAATTCAGGATTGGTTAAGCCGCCGATCGTGCCGCTCGTGTTGGTATCTCCGAG